TGCATCGCGTAACGGTTCACCAGTGCCGTCATTTGCGGCAGCACCTGTGTCAATAATCTGTTGTGCCATAGATCTACAATGTCCTCTGATGTATTTACCAAAAGGACTTGTTTGCTATTTTAGGATAATCTGGTGTAGGTTAAATAACTGCCACTCTGTATGTTGATGTTTGCCGCACTGGTTTGTGCTTGAATTGCAACATTGGCGTTGCCAGCACTGTAGATGGTGCCGGTTATTCTGGCTGTTCTGGGTGTGGTTCCAGTCATGGCCTGAGTGGCAGCGGCGGTGGCTGACACATTGGAAGTTGATGTGCTAAATGCTGAAGTTTGTGTGGTTTGCGCTTCCACAGTGTAGTAACAGGTTCCTGCGTCAAAATATGTGCTGAATCCAGTGGTGGTACCACCAGCAGGCAATATAGGCATGTATGCTTCAAACTTGTAGGTGTATCCGCCCAGCATGAAGAATCCCAAACTGCCAATGTTGGCCATTGATGCACTGGCAAAAGCCACAGTGGTGGGTTGCCAAACTACATTTTCTACCCCAATGCCCGTGCCCGAACTGTTGCCAGAGATGCTGATATTAGCACCAACAATATTACCCGACGCAGTGACAGTACCACTGCGCACGTTGCCTGTTGTGCTGAAATTTTGAGTAGCATTGAAGTTGGCAGCATTCACATTGCCAGTTACTGAAACTTGGTCATCACTGTTGATGTTGCCGCCACGAATGTTGCCTGTGGCAGTTATGCCAGCAGCACCTGCACTGATCGCGCCCAAACTGATGATGTTACCACCTGTGATGTTACCGGTCACTGTGGCCAGTCCTCCAGTGATCAAGTTACCACCAGTGACGTTGCCAGTGGTACTGGTCAGTCCTGAATTTAAGATATTGCCAGAGCTGACGTTGCCAATCACACTGGCATTGCCACTTATGTAAGCATTACCAGTCACAGCAAAAGTGTGCAAAGGTGCAGCATTGGCAATGCCCACATTGCCCGAACTGCCAATCACAGTGATTCTTGTTGTGGGTGTGGCACCACTGCCTGTTTGAATTTGAATGTTGGCGTTGCCATTGGTGTCTTCATATACAGCTTGAATTCTGGCTGTGATTCTAGGGCCAGCCCCTGTTAAGTCCCCTGTGAACCATTCTATGGCACCAATGTTGCCTGCTACACCAACTGTGGTATTAGCGTCTTGAAATCTAATCATCTGACTGGTTGTAGCGCCAGTTGTTTGTGTCAACACAATGTTGCCTGTGGCAACAGTTAAATTACCACCATTAACATTGCCTGTGGCCGAAACTTGCCCTGCGGTGTTGATATTACCGCCAGTGACATTGCCAGTGACACTTTGTAATCCAGTAATGAATTGACCAGTGGTGGCAAAAACTGCTACATTGCTCACAGCACCAATTGTGATGTTGGCGTTGCCGTTGACCACAGGGATTTCCATGCTGGTGGTGCCATTAAATATCTTGTCAGCGTTGATATTACCTGTCAACACAGCATTACCTGTAACTGTGAGATTGCCCACAATATTAACATTGGTGCTTTGTAAGGTGACTAAATCACCTGCATTTATGGTTTCTATGGTGTAATCGCCACTGACACGTTTGACTGTTGACATTTAAAAGTCCTTTGTGTTATTTATACGGTTTAGGAAGTCTGCAATAGGCATATGCCTTAGATTAGGCAATCCATTGAGTTCGGCAACGGTGGCTGTGGTTTCCCCTTGAACTCGATAAAAACTAATTTTTGGAAAATCTTTTACCACTGTGACTATTTGTCTAGACCAGTTTCCAGTGTATGTGGGAGGTGATGAGCTTTTTTTATAAAATTCCGTATCAGCGTACACATTGTTGAATCGATTGCCAGCAGTAGGACCCATGTCAAATCCTATGAGATACACTGCAACATTACGATCCAGTGCTGCCACTGACACTGCAATGGGTCCAGAGCTGTAGCCAAAATACTTTTGAGGCACATTTTTGGCACCCAGTCCCGGCAGGGGTTTTCGGGTGTACATCAAGTTTTTTTCAGCATATCCAGAATGCTGAATTTCATGGGCAATGCCTTTGTCTGTGCTGACCAGTACATCTGGTACAAATTCTCTGTACAAGGCATTGCAACCGTAAACACGCCCACACGATTTTAATACCAGCAGATCCACTGCCAATCTGCTGACTCCGTTACCCAAAACAAATGCTGCACTCATAGAAAATCCTCCCAGTATGTAGCTGGGAGGACCAGGTTGTGTTACAAATTAAGAAGTAACGTTGTCTACAATGGCTAGATCTAACAAGTTTTGTTGACCAGCGGCCACAGTGCCAGTGTTGGCAGCGCCAGTGGTTCCTGACTTGATCACTGTGCCTTCGTCAGTGAAGAAGTTGGTGGCATATCGTTTGTCTGCAATCACCGAAGTGGCTGCGTAAGTTGATCCGCCAGTCCAATCCAACAAGAATTTGTTGGTCAGCTTGCTGACAGTGGTAGCAGTTGAATCGCCTGTGGTAAAAGTAATGGCCATGAGTCCTGCAGCAGGAGTCACATCATCATCCAGCACACACACGCCTACACTGAAGGCTGCGCCGTTGCCGGATCCTCCAACAGAAGTTGCTGTGAAAATTGTGCCTAACCCAAAGTTGGTAGGAGCACCGGCAGCAGTCCAGTTGGTGGTTGTGCCCACAGTGCTGATTTGATAGGCTTGACCCACCACAAACGAGCCGTCGTTGACGCCGGTGGCATCGCCCACTAGATATTTGTGACTGCCTTTTTGGCGGATGATATAGCCCGTGGCCACACCAATGCCTGTGCCTGACGGATTGGCAATGTTCACAGTGACATCAACTCTGGGGTTGGTTGCACTAGGGGTATCAGTTGGTGCTGCACCGCCTACAACACCTAGATATTCAGTGGTGTTGAGTGTGTCAGCAGTATTGACCACCGGTGCGGTCAATGACCCAAAGTTGGGAAAGCCAAGATCCACACTGACGCTTGCGCCGCCATTGCCAGATCCTGTGCTTGATTTTTGTATTTTAAGAGGACGTCCCATTTTTGTTTCTCCTTAAAGAAGTCCGATCGGAGTTCTAGTCCGTACGCGGCGGGTTAAACCGCATAAAACGCCGTATTGCGTTGACTTTTATTTATGGATCTGTTAAAATAATAAACCACACTGTATAACCTGTAAATATTGCCATGAGCACAACTGAACAAATTGTAGACCCTGCCAAACTTATTGAAGAAGGCAACCGACTGCGCGGTGAGAATCGCCCAGACCAAGCACTGAAATGTTACATGCTGGCCATGTGTCATGATCCTGACTCGTCGGCAGCATTCAACAACTATGGCAATGTATTACGTGAGTGTGGACATCCCAAACGAGGCATTCCGTTCTTGGAACATGCTACCATACTCGACCCCACCAGTGTCACAGCCCAATTTAACCTGGCAGTGAGTCATCTCATCATGGGCGATTATGCCCGTGGTTGGCCGGCATACGAAGCACGTTGGCAATACGAACATCTTGCCGGCACCGAGCCACAGCACAAACAACCGCGTTGGACTGGTGAAGATCTGAAAGACAAAACTATTCTTGTGGTAGGCGAGCAAGGACACGGGGACAACATACAGTTTTGTAGATTCTTGTTTAACTTGCATGCTGCCGGTGCTAATGTGTTGTTTCAAGTCACAGATGGCATGATTCCATTGTTGACCAATACCAGCGTGATCAACTGGGTTGGTAGGTACACAGACCAACCTCCTGAATTTGACTACTGGATTCCTATCATGAGCATCCCCGGAGTGCTGGGTATTACGTTGGACAATCTTCCCCGTCCCATCAATTACATTACTGCACAAGAAACACAAGTGAAAGAATGGTTAAGACTCATGGGTCCTAAAACACGCATGCGAGTGGGTTTTTCTTGGTCAGGACGCAGAGATGCCTGGCTGAACCAACACAAAGGTATGCCGTTTGAAAACATGTTGGAGTTGATCAAAAAAAATCCAGAGTATGAATGGATTAACTTGCAAGTAGATGCCACTGACGAAGAAACTCAAGCCCTGACTGCGGCTGGAGTAACAATGTATCCAGGAACTATTGCTAGTTTTGCCGACACTGCAGCCTTGATCATGTGCTTGGACGTTGTGATTTCAGTAGATACTGCCATTACACATCTAGCAGGAGCACTGGGCAGGCCCACCTGGCTGATGTTGCAGTGGTTTGCCACAGACTGGCGTTGGATGTTGGATCGCGACTCAAGTCCTTGGTACAGCACTGTTCGTATATTCCGCCAACCCGGCATGGGTGACTGGGCGTCAGTAACTAAAAAGATAGCACAGTATCTCTCTTGGTTCAAAGTATAAACAAAATTGCAGCCAACAAAAAAGCCCCTTTCGGGGCTTTTTCGTCCTTCCCATCCCTGGAAAAGATTCTCTGATTAGGAGAATGACAAGTTGGAAACTGCGATCTCGCCAACATAGTCACCAGCATTGCCGAATGAACTAGCTGTGTTGGTCAATTCGATGTAACCATAACGTGTCATAAATGACACGACTGGTTCGAATGTTGAAGGATCAAGCACAACACCGCTGCTCATCAAAGGAATGTATGGGCAGTAGAATGCTGGTGCATCAGCTTCTGAAGAGCCTTTGTAACCGACCAACACGCTTTGTGTGTCAGCAGCATAGCTGTCAACGAACACACGCATAGAGCCGTTCAGGGTACCAACAAACTTGGTGTTGGTAGGTGCTTCGAATGTACCTTCTGTAGTGCGAGCAAAAGCAGAAGTTGTTGCAGATTGCAACACTGTCAGTGCAGCTGAAGAAACTACAGCGTAGTTACCAGCGCCACGACGTGTGCGTTGAGCAATCAAGTTAGCAACGCGGTTAACCAACACAGCCAGTGCGGCGTGTTCGTCACCAACGAATGTTGCTGTA